ATTTCTGAAAGTTTCTAAATCCTTTTTGTTTTTGAAGATTTGGATTCCAAAGAAATCACTACCATCTTTGTGTTTTTGTTTTCCATCGTGGTAAGAGATAGTGTATTTTGCTTTACCAATACCATCTTGCTGTCTAAATCTTTTCTTACCTTCTTCAAAGGTTACTTTCTCACCATCAACCTCAACTTCACCATCAGAGTGTAGTTTCTCCATATCATCTTTAGATATTTTTATATTTTCAGAGTAAGAAGTATCGTATGCTGCTTTATTAATATATTCTCTTTCGATATCTGCTAAATTTGCTCTTACTTTTTTTAATCTAACAGTACCATCTTTCATTTTATCTAAGATGTTTCTTTTTTTCTTAGGGTCTTTTTCATCTTTAAATTGACCTAACATCTTTTTTTGCTCATCTTCCAATTTTCTTAATTTATTTTGAACTCCTAAATAAACCTTATACATTCTTGGAATATTCTCATTGATATGTCTTCTAACTTCTTCACGAATATATTCTTCTACCTTTTTAGGTAAACCTTTATGAGATGTTCCAGCAAAATCTTCAATCTCCTTTTCACTCATTGAATCTACAATTCCCAATACATCTTCCGATGCTTCAGAACGTGGAGTTTCTCCTCTCTTTACTGAAAGTGCTAATCCGAATAATTTTTGTTGTTGTTGTGATTGAGCAGGCATAATATTATAATAGTTTTAATTCTTTATCAGAGTAAACATCGGCGTAATACCATTTTTTATCTTTTTCATTGTAAAGGTAAACATATTCGGCACCAGCTTTATTACCTGCATTTTTAATATAAGAAGAAACTTTATCAAAGTTACCTTTCATATATTTTCCACCCTTTTCACCTCTATCTCTACCATAGAAAACAGTTTGATTTTTAGCCGGCTTATCAAATGAGTGGTCTTCACCTCCATCCATTTTAGGATATAATGAAGAAATACCAACACCACCATCAATTTTAAGTAATTGTTTTACTTTACCACCACCATAGTATTTTTTAGCAGTTTTACCAACGCCATCAGGATAACCATCCCAATGTACATAAGTAGAAACAATGTTTCCACTTCTATCGATATATCCGATTTGTGAACGAGTTCCCTCAGTAATTAAGTTTTCTGATAATAAGTTTTTTAATTTAATCATGAGTTAATCTTCTTTAATTCCTAATCTATTTTTCATTGTAGCAGGGTCAATATCTGAGATTTCATAATATCTACCTAAGATATGTCCCATATCTTCATACAATGCGTGTAACCTTTGGTCTAAAGATTTTGCTTCACTAACTACCTTTGTAAATTGTGAATCAAGTTTCTCTAACTCTCTCATATTTCGTTTGATAGTTACTTTATCAAACCAATCATCTGCTTCATTAATGGTAAGTTCTTTTGCTGCCTCTACAACACCACCAAGAGTTTCTGCAACTTCAACAATATCTGATTGTCTTTGCATTTGTTCTCTAAATCCGTTGTAGGTTGAAATGATTTCTAAGAAATGTTTTTTCAACTCGGTACCCATCATTCTATTTTCCTGTAATGATGCTTTTAAATCTAAACCATTTTCGTTTACTATTACCTCATTGATATTAGTTTTACGAATATCATTATATCCTTTAAAAGTATTACCACCCTTTTGTTCAGTCTTCAACGTGAATTTGTTGTTGTGAACGTAATCGTATATGTCAAAGTTTTTCTTACTCATTATGCTAATTCCGTTATAATTTCTCTCATTAAATCTTGTGCTTTACAAAAATCACCACAAACATCAGTACCAATTTGTTTTACTACTGATTCGTTTAGTTGTGTCATAAATGCACCATGTGTAGATGGGTTAGAAACAAAGTCCCAACCGATTAGTTCAAAATCTTCACCAACTTTCACTTTACCTTCACCGATAGATTCGGTTGAACCCATACCTCTTGATGAGATTCCTAATAAAATATCTGCTCTTAATAATTCCTTTAAGATGTTTCCCGATGGAGTTGGTAAAATTTCAACAGTACCTACTAAATCGTTTCCCTCCCAATGTACTTCCTTTACATTGTGTGATACGTTTTTTAGATTGATAACTGAAGAATCGGGATGGTCTAACTCACCCAAAGCTCTTCTCTCATTAATAAGAGTTTGATATTTATCAACTTCTCTTTCTAAAATTTCTCTTGGATAAACTCTACCGTTTTGATTCTCTGCACCTGCTCTTTGAAGGACACCTTTAACAATAGTTCTACCCGAACTATCTTCGTTAACTTTTCCTTCAAATAAGTTTGTTTCTATGATTAACTTTGCCATGTTGTTTAATCTTTTAAAGTTACAGGATATATCTTTCCGTTAAACTCGAATTCAGTTTTACCTGCTTCTTTTGCTTTTTTAGCAGCTTGAACAAATGCTCTTCCTTCAAAAATTGCTTCGTTTAAATGTTTTTTAATTAAATCTTTAAATTCTGCTTTAACTTTTCCACTTAATCTCTTTTCAAGACCAAATGAACTATTCATAGGTTTTAATAACATATGAAATGGTGCCTTCAACATATGTTTTCCGTATTTTCTTCCATATGGAGAATTCCTAACCCAATTATCCATAGCAGTTGCAAGTTCTTTAGAAAGTTTAATTCCTTCAATTCGTGAACTCTGTCCTTTCATTACGTGTGCCAAACCTTGAGCTGCAGTTAATCTTTCAGAAATATTAGTTTTACACCCTCCTTCGGTTACTCCACCACATCCACAACCACAACCAGCAGATTCTTCTACTTTGTAAGTTTTACCACCTACTTCGAATTCATCTTCACCTTCTTCTTTTGCCTTAGTTACGGCTGCACCAAATGCGTTACCTTCATGTTTTGCCTTATATTCAGCATCAACCTGATTGAAGAATTTTTTCTTTTCCTCATCGGATAATTCTGCTGGAGAAGATACTCCATGTTTTTTTAACATACCTCTAAAAAACTTTTCATATTCAGTTTTTTCTTCTTGTACTACTTCTCTTACAATTTCTGCTAATCTTGCTTTGGTTATTTTCATTTTTTTCTTCCTTAACTAATTTCTGATATTCTACGTTGAATCTTAGATAACCTTTCTTTTATTTTAAAAAGATGTGATTTTGTTCTTTTCCAGTGGTCATCTGATTTTAATCCACTTTCCTGTTTAATCCGTCCATACCACTTTAGAAATTGTTCCATTTCTGAAAGTTGTTTGTTTATATTACGAATTCCTACTCCAATTTTTTGTTTTGGAGTTCCATCAGATTTTCTTAATTCGTGCCAACGATTTTCAGTAACTCTTTTAAAACCTGTTGATTGATTGATTCTATCTATAAACTCATCATCATTCTTATCATCATCATCAGTTCCATCAGTTTTCTTAAATGCAAAGGGTACAGATGGAGTTGCAACACTATTAGTTGTTGTTATCTCTTCTAACTCATCGTGAACCATCATCTCTCTAACGATGTTTCTAATTATTTCCCTTAGTTTATCTTCCACTACTTAATCCTTGTTTTTAATTCTTTGATTAATTCGTATGCAATCATTACAGATGAAACGTGTTTATCAGATACTACTTTTTTAATTTTAGTATTTTCTAAAACAACAATAGTTTCATTTAATTTAATAGTTGTTACCTTATCTTGTATTTTTTCTGAAATAGCTTTCAGTTCTTTAACAATATTTGGAATTTCATTTAAAATATAATCTTTAAATTTAGAAGTGTTATTTACATTATTAATGTATTCTCTCAATAATGATTTTTGTTCTTTATTTAAGTTTGAATATTTTTTATTAAAAGTTTCAACTAAAATCTTATAGGTTAGTAATCTAATGTCTTGGTCTTGTTTCCGATATTCTTCAACAAGTTGTTTCTTCTCTTCTCTTTTTTGAGTTGCTGGTTTTGATGTAATATTTTCAATCAAAGTAATTTTTGAATTAAAGATATCTTTAACATCATAGTTTTCAACACTCTTTGCTTCAAAGATTTTGTAAATAGATGCGAGTACTTTATAATTAGATACTGGTGAAGATAAAAATGTATCTACATCAAAAGATTCATTAATTTTCTTAATAAGATTAAACTTCTCTTTCTTTAATTGTTGAGCATTAATTTTTTTATGTGCTTCATTTACAGTATCAATGAATTTATCAGCACGAGATTCAGTGCTATACTTTTCCTGTGATAATAAATCATATAAACGAAGTTCTTTGTTCAATTCAGTTCCCTGTTTAAAGAACTCTTGAACAATTCCCTTTGCCTTCTCTGTGTTGTCTCCGTTAAGAACTTCAAGAGTAATCTGTCGAACCAATAGTTCGAAAAGAATACCTGTATTCTTAAACTTTGAATGTTTAATCTTCTTCATTAGTTATTTCCTATAATAAGTACCTATATACGAAAATCTTTGTATATAAATATAAGTTTAAATTTATTTATTAAAATTTAATCATCAAGTAAGTTTTCATCACTCAAAAAATCACTTTTTTCTGAAATCATTTTTCTTTTTGATGAAACTCCATTAATGTATTCCTTAGCAATTCTACTTGCTTTTTTAGCACCTGAAGATTCATTCTTCTTTAATGCTTTCTTATTTTCTTTTGCACCCAATGGGTCTCTACCATAAGGATGTTTATCTTTACCATAGGTGTTTCCCTCTCTTGGTCTACCACCTTTGTTCTTTAATTCATTTTTTAAAGTTTCTAATTCCATTTCAACATCAGTTGGTTCTGATTCCATTGCGGGGTCGTTTCCTTCATCCTCAATTGAACGATATCTGAATCTATCTTTAAGGTCATCAATCATGTTTACTCTTTGAGTATTAGTTTCTTCATCAGAAAATTTAAAGATATTTTCATAAATCCAATTTTTAGATACCATATTCAATTGTTGAATATCTGATGCCAATCTTACCTTCTCACTCCACAAGTTTACTTTCTCCTGTTCGTAGATTGTAGATGGATTAACTAATGCTAATTCAAAATTTACCATTTGATAATCATCCATACCTTGTGCTGCTAAGTGAACAACTGCAATCTTAGTTAATTCCGAGATTAAAGTTTTTTGGATTCTTTCAATAGTTCTTGCAAATCTTACATCCTCTGCTGCAAGAGTTGCTTTACCATTTACATTCTCATCATACCCCAAATATGCTTTTGGAATTTTTAGAGCTGCAAACAATTTATTTCTTAGATATTCAATATCATCAATAGCAGCATATTCTAAACCACCTAACGAATCAATCTGAGTTCCACTATCTCCACCACGAACTGGTAAGAAGAAATCCTCGGTTAGATTCTGCATATTATACTTTAAGTTGTAATCTCCTGAGTTTCTATCAACAAAAGGAACTTTCTTCATCTTATTGATGATTCTCTGCATATAGTTATCAACTTCAGTTGGTGGAATATTACCAATATCGATTTTGAAAACTCTCTTTTCAGGTGCTCTCATGATTCTATGAATCAACATTGCATCTTCCATAAGAGAAACTTGTTTCCAAATTCTTCTACCATTCTCAATCATTGCCTTTCCATAGGGAAGGAAGTTAGTATCTGATAGTAATCTAAAGTGTGCTATTTCAAAGTTTTCATATTCACCTTTACCTGTTGGGTCATTCTCAATCTTAAACTTTATGTAGTTTGGATTATTTGGGTCGAACCCTTCAATTCTTTCTGTTTCATAAATTGAAGACGGTTGAACATTGATAATACCCTTTTCAGGTTCGATTTCTAATTGTAAGAAGAAATCTCCATACTTTACCAAGTTTCTTGTCCACGGCCATAGGTTTGCCTCAACATTTAAGATATCATAGAAAAGGTTATCTAAGATTTCTCTTACCTTTTCATTTGATGAACGAATCTCTAATGTATCACCGAATTCATTTTTCAGAGTTGATTCATCTGCATAGATATCAAGTGCCGATGATAAAATCGGGTCATTATCCATAGCATCATAATCTCTGAATAGTTCTCTACGAACTTGATGGTATGCCATTGATTGTGCACCACCCTGTTGTTCATAGAATGACTTCTGAAGTTTAGTATATCTATCTCTAAGATTTACTAAATTAGTATTTCTCTGCCTTTCATCAGTATCAACAACCTTTCTCTTACCCGTATCATCAATCTTTACGATTGCCTGAGTAGAGAAGAGTTTTGTTAATCTACTGAAGAAATTCCTATCTTGTTGTTCTGCCATTTGTTTACTTTTGTGTTATAACCATTATTCTTTTATTTCGATAACCAAATCACCTTGACCTTTTATAACTCGATGATATGATTCTTTTGGTATTACAATAATATCACCACTTTTTATTTCAAACGGTAACCCATTATCATATTGAAACATCCAACCTTTTGATTGAATAACTTCTACCAATCTATCGTTTCTATCTCGATGCCAAACAAGTTCATGTGATTCCACATTTTCTTGTAAAACACGAGTTTGGGTATTACCCTTTACCTCTTCGGTATAAGGTTTTACCACCATTGTCCTCCACCACTTAAACCAAGAGTATCTGCATATCTTGGTAATCTACAAGACCAATAACCTGGCTTTGTTTTATCATTCTTTTGTTCACAATTATGTCTTTCCTTGAAGTTTCTTTTTGCTTCAGGGTCTTTTAACTTAACTGCTAACTTTCCACCACCACTATCAGCACCAAAGGAAACCTTAATTACATTTCCTTTTTTGTTTTTAGTATAAACGTAAAATTTCTTTGAACCACCTCTTTTAGGTTTGTTCAATTCAACTTTTTTACCTTGATACTCTGCCTCATTTATAGATATAGGAAAATCTAAAACTACGTTCTTTCCCTCATAAACACCAATCTTACCGATATCTGACTTCACAAGGTATTCATCCCATTCATGTTGTAGTTTTAGTTTTCCATTTTCATATAATGAACGTGCTTCATTAAATAAACCAAAAAAATTATTAGAACCATATCTATAAATATTTTGATAAAGAGGAGTATCAGTAACTATGTGATACTTCATACCCTCACTCAAAACTTTTTGAACTGATTCTAAAATGATATTTTGGTTTAACTCTAGCATATACTATATAAATATTACATAAATATTGTTTACAATAACCATTTAGTTAAATCTTCCTTCTGACCATTAATATCCATTTCCCATGGATTGTTTTCTAATGTATTACTACCATACAATCCTGTATAATTTTGGGATGAAATACTACCCAATGCTTGTTTGGTTAAATCGATACCTTCCTGTCTTAATCTCAAAGCAGTATCTCTAACCCAAAGACCAATAGATAAACTCATAGTAAGGTCATCATTGTATCCTCTCATTGCTTCTGCTCTACCGTTATTCCAAATAAAAGTAAATAGTTCATCAATAGTTCTGATTGAACGAATAATTACCGATTTTTCTCTAAAATACTCATCCAACTTTGATACAATCAAAGGTCGAGTTCTTGAAGTTGTAGAAAATCCAGCAACCATTCCCCTATCCTGTGCTCTATATCTATTTGAAAATTGGTGCTCAACATCTACATATTTCAAATCTTTACTCATATAGTATAAGTTTTGATACCCTCTATCGATTACTTGTTGTATTGTTGCCCAGCCAATATTTGCGTTTTCAATTACAAGTAAAGCATTGTTGTATTCAGTAGAAAGTGATACAAGAAAGTTTCCATAATCTTTAGTATCCAACTTACCTTTGTACTCAGCAACTTGTTCACATGATTCTACATCGATTACATGACATGCTGAATAATCTGAAGAATCCCCTCGAGCAACATCGGCAATAACCATATAAGATTTAGAGTAATCGGGAAATTCCCATTTCCAAAGATTTCCATCAAATCCTGTCTTTTCAACCGGCTCTTGCACATAAGTTTCTTTATAGAATTGTAATAATTGAGGCTCTATTACCGATTCACCCGAGGAAATGAAATCACAATCACACTCTTGAGCTGCTCCTTTTGGTCCTAAAAGGGTTTCTTGTTCATCTCTCCAATCTTGGTCTCTTTCAGGGTGAACCGACCAGTGTAATCTAATTGGATTAAATCCATTAGAACCATCTTCGGCACCTACCCAAGTTTTGTGGAAGAAGTTACCTACCCCATTTGGAGTTGATAGGATAATTGCATTACCACCTGTTGATAAGGTAGATTGTGCTGATACCCAAATTTCTTCAATCTTATCAATGAAAGCTGCTTCATCAAATACTAAAAGGGATAGTGCTTCAGAACGACCTGCATCACCTGCTGCTGAAGTTGCCTTGATTTGTGAACCATTCGAATATCTGAGGGATAGTTTATTATCTTCAATGGTTGTTAACTTTAACCAAGAAGGTAGATATTGATTCATTACCCTTACCTTAGTTACCAAGTTTTTTGCTACTTCTTGCTTTGTTGCAATTACGAGAACATTAAAATCATCATTGAATAACATTTTCCACAAAGAGAATCCTGCGGTTAACGTTGAGATACCTGTTTGACGAGATTTTAGGATAATATTGTATCGGTGGTCTTTAAAATCAACAAGAGTTTCCTCTTGAAATGGAAAAAGGTGAAAGGGAATTTTTCCTCTCACCGGGTGCTGAATCTTGCAATATTTTTTCATGAAGTATATCGGGTCCGATGCGCACTTCTGATATTCTTCAGCTATGATTGCTTTTAATGATTTCTTTTGTGCCAAAATCTATTTATTTTTTTCCTATTTTCCAATACATACCACCCGTAATAAATGGTGCTAATTGTGAGGTATTAGAATTGTTCTGAATACCTAACCCCAATTGATATAGATTATTATTTTTACTTTTTAAGATTAACCCAGCTCCAACGTTACTGATTACATCTTCTTTGTTGAATCCTCCATTTAATCCCCAATAAAATTCGTTCTTAGGTAATTCTTTTACAATCGTTGTATTATAAACAGTTGGGATTTGAAAAAACCAATCTACATCTCTTGATTGAATTTGGTTTTGTGAAATGATATCAGTTAAGATACCATACCCTAAAGTTGGATTTGGTTTTTGTCCTAATGAATCAGTAACACCTTTTGGAAAATCATATGTAAGATTAAGTGTATCCTTTACTTCGTATTTTGCGAAATAATCTTCTACGATTTTCAAAGTATCAATATCGATTGGTACTTCTACCTCAACTGTTTCTACTTTAGTGATGTATTTTGGTATATATGTTGGAACTTTTACTGTTTTTTCTACAACAACAGTATCTACTTTTTGTTCCAATAATTCATAATCTTTACCATCTACATTTATAATTTCTTTATCTTCTTCTTCACCACCACAACTTCTTAATAATAATACCACACATAGTGCCATTATCAGTATTGTTTTTAAATCAAATTTCTTTAACCAACTCATAATTCATAGGTTTTAATTTCTCATAGGCTGCATTTCGTTTAATAATAACATCTTCTAATTCTTTTTTTCCTCTATCGATATCTGCTTGAATTTCTTCTTTAAGTTCATCTACACTTTTATCAGACTTCCATGTTTCTACTGAACCATCATCATTAACGAATTCATGAATATTACTAACTTCATTTAAAGCATTATTCATTTTTTCAATAACATCGGTACCATAGGATGCCATGTTCGAATAGATTTTGTATTCAGTATATGCTTCCCATAACCCATCATTTTTTATTTGTTGTTCTTTTATTGCTAAACACTTAGAACAATATCCTGTTTTTGAAATAAGTTTTTTATCGGTTGACCCGTACTTATTTTTATCACAATCTTTAGATTTACAAGTTGAAAGTTTTTGAAGATATTGTCTTACTTCAGACATGGTGTTAGTAAGTTTTGATTGTTTTACTTTACCATATGATTTTTGTTCCCAAACATTACCTTTCTCGTCCTCCCACACATCTCCAACTTCTCGTTTAATATTTTTTTTGATATTTGAAAATGAAACTTGAGTATCTTTTTCATACTCTCCATTCATTACCATATCTACCAACTTTCTACGAGTTGGGTGCATAAACTTTCTATTGAATTTTTTATCAGCCATAAATCTCTTTTATATATACTTATATATATAAGTATAACATTTTTTACTATTCGTAAAATAATCCGAGAATCTGATTCAAGGGTGCGAAGGTTCCTGTTAGTTTAAAAGTTTTTCCACCATAGACAAATACTATTCCTTCGTTAGGTACAATTTTATCTTTACCACCAATTGCATTTAACCTTTCTAACTCTAATTTTAGTTTTTGGATTTTCTTAACATCACCTGTTTTTCTTACATCTTTAATGGTTTGGTCTAATCTCTTTTTCATATCTCTAACTGCACTATCAGGATTAGCAGCGAGTGCAGAACTCATAAATGAAAGTACTTCTGCTCCTAAACCTAAGAAGATATTTTCAAATGGTCTAATGTTATCTTTTGCCATTTTAGCATGGTCATTCTTATCAATTCCCTTAGCCCATTCTAATGTTTTTTCATCAGTAATGTTTTTCTTATCTAAACGGAATGATTTATCGTAGAATGCCCATCTCTTTACCAATCCCATTAGAGTTTTATTATCTAAAGTAGATGGTGAGTTCTTGGTTATCCAATCGGTCCACCATGCTTGATGATATTCTGCAATTCCATCGTTATCTTTCAACTTAAATTTAGATTGTAATTTTGAAATCTGTCCATTGTACTTTCCTTTTGTTGAAGAAAGATTTTTGGATTTTGGTAATTGAACCACAGGAGGACCTTGAATCGTATAGTTGTTTTGAACATCCTGATTCACTTGTTTAATCATTCCCGCAAGGATTCTTGCAGCTTCCTGATTTTCACCAATTGCAATACCATCATCGTTATATTCCATAGTACCATGAAATACAAGTAATGCTTGACCATAAGGAATAACATTTACTGAGGTTGGGTATATTACTTCAAGATTCATGAAACAAGCACCACCTTTAAAAATTTTATCTTTTTGTTTATCTGAAAGTTTTGAAATTGCCTTAGTAAGGTCATTCATCGCAAAGTTATATGCCTTTTCTAATTCACCTCTACCAGCAAATTTTGTTGCTACCCCCTTAATATCTAATGCATTAGCACCTTTATTTTTTAAATGTCCTTTGTTTCTCGCTGCAACTAATCTTCCATCTCTCCAACTAACTGCCAATGCCTGTCCATCGGTTTTCTCTCTTGTTAGTTCAAGATTTCCTTCCAATGCTTTATTTACAATATCTTTTAATTGTCCAAAAGTTAGATTGATTTCAGTATCGAATGGATGGTTCATATGTCCGTATGCACCACCTTCTAATAAAAGTTTTGATTCATTGATATTTTCAAATACCAACTGCCCATCATCAGTTCTTACTGCTTTTCTTTTATTATTATACTTCTTAGTTTTACTTTGAGATTCATATCCAAACTCTTCTCCCGAAATATCCAATTCATCAGCAGTTGGAAATTCTTTTTGTTCATATCCCGATAGTTGAGCAACTTTTAAATTCTTAGATTGACCAGGTGCAGTCCATCTTGCCGAATTATTTCCCCCACTTAATCCATCAATACTACTCTCTTCTAATGGTATTTCTGTCCATTCAGTTGAACCAACTGGCTTTAAACTTTTTTGTAAATTACTTACTGTTACATTTTTAGTTTTATAGGTTACTTTTCTAAAGGTTGATTCTTTATCTCTATTCTTTCCCTTTCCTCGCATTCTATCTGCTTTAGGAAAATCAGTTTGCTCAAATCCTAATTGGTCAAACCAATATTCTGGTCTACCACTACGTTTACCTAACTTTCTTTTTTTACCATCGGGTAAGTATCCTGTTTCTGGTTCTCCCGAATCTATTTGACCTTCTTGAACTGCATAAGATTTATCAAAGTTTAAATCTTTCTTTTCTTTATCAAAACTTTGTCTTAATCTTTTTAATTCCTTTTCATGGTCATCAATCCACTTTTGGTCAGGATATCCATGTCCCAATCCTTCTTTGATAATTCTATCTTTTACTAATAAGTGAACTAACTCAGCACCAATATAATCAGGATTTTCTCCCTTATGCCACTTACCATGGTCTTTCATGTATTTATCTGATAAGAATTCAATCTTATCTTCATAATCCATTTTATTGATTTTTGCTCTATTTTTATGTGCCCACTTTTTGAAATCCATATAGAAGAAATCATTCACACCTTCGAATTGATATTCAGGTGATGAAGTTTTGAAATCATCTTTTCTCATTACCGTTTTAGCAATAATCTTATTTGCTTGTTTCATAAACGGAATGTTGATTTTGCTTCTATTATCTTTAGCAACTACCTGATTATATTGGTTTAGAAAGTTTACAAAATCTTTTTTTCTTTTACCCAATCGTTTAAAGAATCCAATCAATTCTGCCTGTGAAATATCTTTCTTATTTCTTGGGTCTTGTAATCTATCAAAGAAATGTTTATCAGTTAGAACTACATCAACGGGATTTAGTTGTTTATCTGCATATTGGTCAATCTTTACCAAATCAGCCATTGGGATTTCATTAATTGTACCTTCTTTTAAGATTCGGAAGTTTACTACCTTTCTACCATTGATTGTTGGCATTCCATGTTCATCCTTTCCGATAGTTTTAACAACGGTTTTTTTGTTCTTGAACCTTCCTGTTAAAATAGTATCTCCAACGTTCACAGGTAGTTTAATATCTTCTTCTACGAAGTTTGAACCTCCTATATCAATACCCTTATCTTCTTCTTCGTAGTCAAAATTTGGAAAATCATCAATTCCAATAAAATAACTTATAAGTGAATGTCCTGATGCTTCTACTGCTTTAGTTATATGTGCCATCCATTTATCATATGCCTCATCAGACATAAAATCTTTTTGGTTAGTTGCAGTTACTTTACCAATTACACCCGCAGGATATGGAGTTACTGCCTTTACAGGACCATTTGGATAAATTGGGTGTGGGTCAATATCAGTAAGTTCATCATCCATAATTTGTCTTACCACTTCCCAACCAATTTGCTCCGCTCTTTTTCTTGAAGATGTATCGAATGCTGCAAATGATGGATATAAGTAATTAGGGCCATCATCTACACCATCTTTACCTTGAGTAAATGTATTTTCAATTAATTCACTACCACCATTTTTTAACCAATCTTCAATTACTTCCTTTGGAATAGAAATATCTTCATACTTTATTTCAGATAGTTTAGATAATTTATCTACAATAAAATCAAAAATCTTTTGATTAAACTTTGGATATGCCCTTTTAGTGAAGAACTTTTTCTTATCTTCATCAGAACCTGATTTCAGTCCATTACGAACTTCGGTTCCACTTACACCCCCACCACCAGATGGTGCAATGTAAACATATCCTCTATCTTCGTATCCTTCAAAATCTAAGTTATCTTTATAGGGAGTAAAGAACTTACCACCTAATCTACTTGCATCTTTCTTACCCACAACAGTAATGAATGCTGTATTATCTTTATCGAATTTTCTCAGTACCTCAGTTGGTACATATGGATTTTTTACTTCAACGATTTTATTCTTTGGAATCCCAAACATCGTTGTCATAATCATCACCTTTTCTTTGAAGTTGAAAGGTGATTTTTTATTATCGGTTTTATTAGATGTGCCTATAAACACATTATCTTTACCGAACTTTTTTACTAAATGAGAGTAAGTTGCGTAATGACCCTTATGAAAAGGTTGAAAGCGGCCAGCGTAGACTACAACTTTGTTTTCTACACCATCCGCTTCACCTAATATACTCTCTACTAAAAATTGAGATAATTCGTTCATTATAATAGTACTATCGTGTTTGTACTATATAAATATACGATTTCTCGTTTTACCCACTTTACTCTTCAATAAAAGGTGCATCAACTACTTGACCACCAGGTACTCCATTTGGAGCTTGTGGTTGTTGTTGTTCTTTCAATGCTGGATTATACGTGATAGTACCAGATTCAAGGTCTAATTGTCCTCTTGGATAATCTCTATCGAGTTTGTTTAACTCTTTTCTTAACTCAGCATCTATTTCAGAAAATTGAGCTTCTGTTTGAGAAAAACTTTCTTCTACTCTCTCTACTTCTTTGTGAAGGTCATTTTTTCTGATATGTAACTGACCAATTTGAGTAACTAGTTGATTTAACTGACTCTGATACTGCTTGATTTCGGTTAACTTTTCTTCTGAAAGTTGTACCGTAACCAAATCGATTGATGTTTTGTTTTCTTTTGCCATATGACTTAAAATTAATTAATTGTTTTTGAATTCGTATATAAATATATAATTTATAAATTTTCGTAATCTATTGTTGTTACACCTCGTTTTTGTACAACTTGTGCTGAACAACGATTTCCGAATTGTATTGATTTTGGAATATCTTCGGAATCTAAGAACTCTTTTACAAATCCTGCTACGAAAGTATCACCAGCTCCTGAAATATCCATAATCTCTACTCGTTCGGTTGGATACATTGTACCTTTGTACATACATCCATCCTTATCTAATGTAATTATTAACTTTTCCAAAATCCAATCGTTTTCTTCGATAAATTCTTTATTATTTTCAAATTCTGAACGATTTAGTTTTATGAATCGTAAATCCTTACACCAATCACCCAACTTTTTCTTTGTATCACAAATTACATTTGGGTGCTTGAATCCGATATATGCAATATCTTCTTCGGTTAGGAATCCTTTGTTGTAATCGGAAACTACAACCATTGGATATTCCCAAAAATCTAACTTAGGTAATCTATCACCTATGTTATCAATATTTAATTCCTCATCAATTCTTAGAAGTAGAGTGTTAGATGATTCGTGAATGTGTCTTGTCTTTGTAATTGAGGATTGCTGATGTTCAAAATCTACATCAACACCTAATGCCATTAAATTACCCATCACATTCATTCCCATTCCACCATTGTAAACTTCTCTTTTTGGAATGAATACAGGAGCAGGACCTTCGGGTGAAAGTCTTGGTGTATCTCCATAAATGAAAATATCATCACATTGTTCTCCTATTAATAATATTCTACTCATCTAATAATCCCGTTGTTGAGAATCCTTCTACTTTAGGAAAGTATTCTATTTTCTTAGCATGCTTTCTACCAATGATTCCCTTATCTCTATATTCTTCTCCAATTACAAAAATATCAGGTTGATACTTTTTAATTAAATTTGATAATTCTTTATCTGAATCAAAAACTACAATATCAGTTACTCCATCAATTTGAAGTAAATTAAATATTCTTTGATTCTGATTATGGAAAGGTCTACTATCTCCCTTTGATTCTTTTACTCTTCTATCCGAATCGATTCCTATTTTTAATTCTCCACCAAAAGATTTTGCATATGTAATCAACTTAAAGTGTCCGTGATGAAGAACATCAAAACATCCATTAATCCAAACTTTCATTTATAAAAATTTTTCTAATTCGTTTATCACCATTTCTGATGTGATTGTTTTAGTACATTCAAATTGTCTATTTGTACCTTTGTGGTCAGGACACCAATTCCAATCACCAGCATCTAATTTTAATCGGTTAAAACATCCACTACATTTATCTTTAGGTGCACCGATTCTAACACAATCTTGCATCTCTGCCCAATCGTATGAGAATCCACTAATCAATACGGTTTTAGTTCCCAATGCCCAACTAACCCAACTTAATCCACTACCAATACCAATAAATGCTTTTGATTTTCTCATCTCATCCATAACCGATTCTAACGGCCCTTCGGGATGTTTTATAATTCCTGTTGGGTGGTCATTACCCATATAACCCGTATCTTCTTTTGAAAGTAATTTAACGGTATATCCTTTTTTATTTAACCAATCAACTACATCTTGCCATCCCGTTGGGTTATTCCAATATTTTGGTTGTGCAGTACCGTGAATAGCAATAGTAATTAGTTTATCATCTTTCTGAATGTTTTTCTTTGGTAAACGGGGTTTTATCTCACTATACTCTAATCCAAGAATATCAGTTGCCATTTGTTGCATTGTAACCGATTTTGGGTCTTTTGGATTTTTAAATAAGTTTGGGGTACCATCTTCATTATAAAATAATCCAAGAGAATACATTGCATATAAATTATTTACAATACTACCAGGTTCTTCAAATTTAAAATTAGTATATTGTTTCTTAAATAATTTATTATGAAACGTTGATACTATCAGTTCACATTTATGCTTTTTTTGAAATTCTTCTAAATATGGGAACCATGCAATAGTATCACCAATTGCTTTTGAATCCATTGCGATATAGACTCTCTTTCCCGTAACATTATAATCTTCTTCATAGAATAAAATATTATTTTCCCAAACTCTAATTTTCCAATCTATAAAATATTCATGATTACATTTTGCCCAATGATTGTTTCTTATATAAGTTTCAAACTTTATTGTTTTATCAAATTTATCGATAAATTCAATCTTATACGTTGCATCATGGTTTCCAACGATTTCAACACGAGGACCTCTTACATATGAAACATATACTTGATTTTTCACATCTACAATATTTTTGCTATTTCTTTTTATATTATCGTATATCATTTCCAACTTTTATTTGTGTTATCTAAAAGTGATATCCCTTCTGCTTGCTTTGAATAAGGATAGAAGGTAGTATATCTTGGTCTTTTATGATGGTAAAAAACATGATTATACCACAAATCTGCAACATCCCACTCACAATCCTGAATTCTATCCATATACCATCCCTTATCTCTATTTGGTATTAGATAAGCATGTGCCCAATCTTGATTGTAATCAGTTTGCCAAAAATGCTCATCAATATCCGTTCTATTCCAAGATGGATTATTTCCAAATCCAATATAGGGAACATTATCTCTTTCTGAGATAAAACATGCCTTATGAACAATATCTACAAAATCTTTTAGGTTAGAATAAATAAATGCATCTGCCTCAAAGATAAGTGTGTAATCATAATTCTCTTCATCGATTGTTTCTAACGCATTTCTATGTGCAAGATAACAACCATAGTGTCTACCTGTAATTTTACCAATTCCAAAATCTCCTTTAAATTTTGAAGGTTTATTATCTTTACTTAAATCATTTGGTCTTCTACAAAATTCTTTTGGAGGTAATCCATCATAGACCTCATTAATAATTGGTTGATAATCAAATCCCCAACGTTGAAGTTGTTTGAGAGATTTAGCACTAATTTGCTCTCTTACATCATCGGGTCTGGTCATCATATGTTTTATTTGAATACGAGGTCTTTTTCTATACCAAACCCAACCTTCTCGAGTTTCTACTTGACCATAAAAATATGTATCCACTGCTTGAGTCAATCCTTCAAATAAATTTGTACCATAATCATCACCTGCAATAATTCCACCTGGCTTTAATTTATAAAACCAAGAATCAATATCAGATAATACTTCATCATATTCATGACCAGCATCTATCATAATAAAATCTTGAGAATTATTTAAAAATAAATTTTTTGAATTATAAGAACTATCTTTAATAATATTGATATCATTAAAATTATCCATTAAAACTGAGTTATTTGAAAACTCAGTATATAAATCTCCATCATATGGTTCTAATATTGCTTTGTGGAGTGAATCATCCCACCCACCAGAAGAACCTTTGAATGTATCTATTGCACTAAATCTTATTTTTTTATTTTGTTCTTTTACTTTTGATACAAAATGATTTGTAGATTTACCCATCCAAGAACCTACTTCTACAACACTTGCATTATTAGGCAAATGGTTAACTATATTATCATAAAATTCTTCATATGAAAACCAACCAGGAATTTCATTAAAATCTGGTTTTAAAGTATTAAGAATAATCTTTTTGGTTTTATAGATATCATCATTTATATAAGTAACTAACTTATTATCATCATATGTATCTAAGTAAGTTTCCAATCTTCTAAAAATACAAGGTAATTTATATGATAATGCCTCTTTAATTGAAAGAGGGTTTAGTTCTAATTTAGAACTGAAATAAAATAAATCGGATGCTTTATAAAATTTTTCAGTATCATTTCGTTCACCCCAAACAACACAATTTTTAGGTTTGTGTTTCATAATAGGTTCCCAATAATCTTTAAAATTACCTGCTTGGTTTCCTACGAAATGAAATTTAATTTTAAATTTTTCTAAAGTTCTTGCAACTTGAAATATTTCTGATTGATTTTTTCCTTCTGAAAACAAACCTACCATTAAAACGTGTTTCCAATCTTTTTCGAATTCTAATTCTTCTTTTGCAGAATCTTTATCGTATTTAATATCTTCAATTGGATATTCCCAAACCTTAGTATCAACTCCTAAATGTTCAAATTTTCTTCTACTCCATTCAGATACCAAAACATATCTATCAGGATGATACTTTATCTCATCGGGATTTGTTAAAGACCCATGAGTAGAAGATACAATATCATATTTTCTTTTCTTAGAAAAAACTTTATCTAAAATATTATGAGAAATAAAATGCTCTGGTATTTCTGTAAAGTGTATAATATTGGGTGAAATCTTTTTAATAAGTTTTAAAAAGTTATTTTCTTTATCTTCATAAAGAGTATGAAGTGTTACAAGTTCCTTGATTTGATTTTTTTGAACTACAAAAGCATCACCCGAGTGGTCATTATATTCAATAACCTCGATATCAAAATCATCTTTAAATGTTTGAATTTGTTTAAGGATATATTGTGGCATTCCACCAGTAGATAGGTGTGAAGCAACATATAGTAGTTTTTTCTTTGTCATAACCTATTGGATACACTTTACTTTGTAAAGATACAAAAATATTTTTAATTATCCAAATTATTCTTGAACTGTTATTGTTCCCTTATCTAAATCAATTTGACCGTTCTTATACGTCTTATCGAGTTCTGCCAACTTTTCTTCTAATTCAAAGATATACTTATCGTTCATTGCTCCGTACTTTTCCTGATTATCTTCTACTTCTGATAATCTCTTTTTTAAAGCACGTTCTTGAACTGCAAGTTGTCCTAAAAAGATTACAATCTTATCAGTTTCATCTCGTAGAAACTTTAATCTTTCTACAATCTCTTTATCTAAATTTTCTGTCTTTTGTGCCATTGTGTTTCTTTATTTATATATAAGTATATATAAGTTTAATTATACGAAATTAAATTCATTGTTTTTAAATTAAATCTTAACCCAAGATACTGACCCGATTGTATCCTATCCCAATGTTTTTTGTGAGATTTATTTTCACTATCAAGACCATGAAATTTATACAACCCACATGGTAGGTCTT